TTTCATTTTTATCATGATAGAGATTTTCTTTATGAACCAAGAGGATTTTTATCGGTTGAAGAAATGAACCAAGAACTTATTAGAAGATATAATGAAGTAGTTGATGAAGGAGATATTGTTTATATTTTAGGTGATTTGGGACTTAATGCTACGGGGCACGAAATCTGTGAATTGGTGGCTAGATTAAAAGGTCGTAAATATCTAGCGTTAGGGAACCATGATACAGATGCGCGCATTAAAGCTTACAAAGAAAGCGAATTATTTGAAGCCGTAGATTATGGTTTTAGATTAAATTATAAAAAGAAAACATTTTGGCTAACTCATTATCCTACTATTGTAGCGAATTATGATGATAAGCCAAACTATAATATTCATGGACATACCCATGATACTAACCATTTTCACGAAGAATGGCCGCATTGCTTTGATGTAAGTCCAGAAACAAATGATTGTTATCCTATGGATTTAGACGATATTGTTAATTTAATTAGAAGTAAAGTATAATCTTTACTTCTTTTTTTATTGGTCTATTTTAATTATATAAATATTTCTTATTTTTATATATTTAGAGAGTCATAGCTAGCGAGTGTAATTTGAAACTTTTTCGCCCATAGCAATTTTTTTATCAAAATCCTAATATCCTTGACAAAAATATAAAAATATGATATAATAATTATATATAAATATTAGGAGTGAAAATATATGACGGCAAAAGAACCTTATTTTGAATGGGATGAAACCTTGGGTATAGCATATTGCGAATTAACCGATGGAGAAAGAACTTGGGTTGGCATGGCTGAATGCCATGAAGATGATTTTGATATGAAAAATGAAAAAACAGGCTGCGAAATTGCTTTTAGGCGCGCTAGAATTAAAGCTTTAAAAGAAAAGAAAAGAGATTTAAAACTTCAATTATCTGCTCTTAATCAGACTTATTATTCTATGAATCGTAGTAAATATTTCAATCCAAAATCATATGAAAATAGAATGTTGCGAAGACAGATTCACTTGATTGAGTCTGACTTAAATACATTTAAAGACATGATAGCTACGGAAGAGCAAAACTTGATAACATATTTGAAAGAAAAAGACAAATTTTATAAACACATTAGATATAACAGAGAAAAAGATCGGAAATAATCCGGTCTTTTTTTATTGGGAGGGAAAAAATTGAAATATAATTCTAAAAATAAACCATTAACTTGTATTTAGACCAATAGCACTTGTTATAAACAAACAAGAAAAATGAAACCCCTCGGCATTTTGTGGCATAGTACAGGAGCTAATAATCCTAATTTAAAAAGATATATTTAGCCACTTCCAACAGATAGTAATTATAATTAGATGATAAAATTATTAGGAACAAATACTAATAAAAACGATTATAATCATAAATCATATCAATCAGGACTTAATTTTTGGATAGGCAAAACGGCAAAAAATACCGTTGAAGCAATATAGACAATGCCTTGGGACTATCGCCCTTGGGGGTGCGGAAGCGGCAAAAAAGGCAGCTGTAATAACGGATGGATACAATTTGAAATCTGCGAAGATAATTTGGCTGATGAAAAATATTTTAACAAAGTTTATAAAGAAGCCTGTGAAGTATGTGCTTATTTATGCCAATTATATAATATAAATCCAAAAGGCACAGTAAATTATAATGGAATTAAAGTTCCTACTATATTATGCCATGCCGAAAGTGCTAAATTAGGTCTTGGCTCTAATCATGGTGATGTATTGCATTGGTTTAGTAAATATGGAAAAACCATGAATGATGTTAGAAATGATATTGAAAAATTATTAAAATCTTCTACTAATATTTCAAAAGTAGAGATTAATGAGGAGGAAGAGGAAATGACGCAAGAACAATTTAATAAAATGATGGATAATTGGATTGCCGAACAGCTTAAAAAGCCAGGTAGCGATTGGTCTGCCGCCGACCGTAAATGGGCCGAAGAAAGTGGCCTTATTGGGGGAGACCAAAACGGCAATATGATGTATAAAAAATTCTTAACTCGTGAAGAGTTTGTAGTAGTTCTTCATAGAGCGATTGAAAAATTTGTTAAATAAAATAGGTGGAAAATATGAAAAAAACTGAATTTTCTAAATCTTTGCTTATATAGGAATCTATTCTCATTTGGATAATGAGTTTAACTTTTTTAGTTTTAGCGTTCTATTGTATTTATATGGGCTATACTGGTTCTTTACCTTGGCTTGCCGCAATGGTAGCTTTCCCTTGGACCGCATATGGCGTAAGTCAAGCTTTTTATTATAGAAAAGCTATGGCTGAAAATACAAAAGACGGTATTAAGTTTGAATCTGTACTTTTAGATGCTTAGAAAACTTATTCACAATATCAAGATGCCTCTGCTCTTGATTACGATTTTGATTTTAATTTTGAATTAGATGAAGATTTATCTGGTAATGATGAAATAATTGATTTAGATGAATGTAAAATCTAAAAAGGAGTGAAATAAAATGAGTCCAGAACTTTTGGTTTTAATTAAAGATATTTTTGAATTATGTATTTTTCCTTTATTAATTGCTTTAAGTGGTTATTTAATTGCTTTTATTAATAATAAAAGTAATGCTTTAAAAGAAAATGCTAAAAGTGATAAAGAGAAGAAATATATTAATATGTTAAATAGCACTATTACCGATTGTGTAATTGCTACTACTCAAACTTATGTTGAAAGTTTAAAAAAATAGGGGCAATTTGATATAGAAGCATAGAAAGTTGCTTTTACTATGACTTATAATGCAGTTATTAATTTATTAACTGAAGAAGCAGAAGAATATTTATCTGAAGCTGTTGGCGATTTAAATCTTTATATAACACAAAGAATTGAATCAGAAGTTAAATTAAATAAATAATATTTAGGGAACTAATCAAAAAGATTAGTTCCCTTTTTTTATTTTACTTGACAAAATGAAAAAATAATGTTATAATATTAATATATGAGTAAAAATATATATTTAATTATTTAATAATAAAAAATATTATTGACAAATAATAAAAAAAATGTTATTATATATTTATAAAATAATAAGAATAATAAAAGGAGGAAATATGAGTATTAATAAGGATTATGGCGTAGAACAAGTTGAAACTTTAGAAAGTATGCAAGCAGTTCGTCACACTCCAGGCATGTATATCGGAAGTGTTGGCCCAGAAGGCGTAAGACATATTACTCTTGAAATTATTTCCAATAGTGTAGATGAATATTTAAACGGTCATTGTACTTTATGTCAAATTAAGTATGATAAAGACAATGTAATTACTATTAAAGATAATGGTCGTGGTGTTCCATTCGGTAAAGCCAAAGATGGTAGCGAAACATTAATTAATATTTATACAAAACTTCATACTGGGGCAAAATTTGATACCGAAGGAAAAACAGGGTATAATACCTCTGGTGGTATGCATGGCGTTGGGGCAAAAGCTACTAATGCTTTATCGGAATTTTTTAAAGTAATTTCCATTAGAGATAATAAAAAAGCAGTAGCAGAATTTTCAAGAGGAAATTTACTTTCTTTTGAAGTAGAAAATTTTAAATCTAATGAAACTGGCACAACAGTAATTTTTAAACCAGATAAAGAAATCTTTAAAGAAAGTATTGAATTAGAATATGATGCTTTAAAACGGCAGGTTCAAGAACTGGCTTATCTTTCTCCTGGAATGGTTTTTGAGTTAGAATATTTAAATAAAGAAAAAGAAATAATTAATTCTAAAAATGGTATTAAAGATTATATTGACGATTTAAATAAAAATAAAAATACTTTAACATCAGTATTTTATGCTGAAACTTTAGAAGATAGAATTGGTGTTAAATTAGCAATGCAATATAACGATAGCTATACTGATAATTATAGATTGTATACTAATTCTATTCCAAATAGTGGCGGTACACATTTAACCGGTTTTAGAACCGCTTTAACACAAGTAATAAATAAATATGCTCGTGATAATAAAATTTTAAAAGAAAAGGATGCTAATCTTACAGGGGAAGAATTAAAAGAAGGATTAACTTTAGTCTTATCTTTAATTATGCCACGTCCAGTATTTTCAGGACAAACTAAAGATATTTTATCCAGTAGTGAAGCAAGAACTATCGTACAAAGATTAGTGTCTAAAGAAATTGAAACATGGTTAAATGCCAATAAAAATGATGCTAAAGCGATCATTGATAAAGCTTTATTAGCCCGAACGGCAAGAGAAAAGGCTAAAAAAGCAAAAGAAACCGTAAGAAAACAAGAAAAACAAAAACGTGCGGTTTTACCGGGTACTTTATCGGATGCTAGTTCCCATGATAGAAGTAAATGTGAAATCTTTATCGTAGAAGGGGAATCTGCGGCTGGTTCTGCCAAAGAGGGTAGAGATAGAACTACACAAGCGATTTTCCAATTGAGAGGTAAAATTCTTAATACTTTAAAAGTTGATATTCATAAAGCACTTCAAAATAAAGAAATTGATGGAATGATTAATGCTTTTGGTCTTGAAGTTAAAGACGGAAAAGTTGTTGTTGATGAAAATAAATTAAGATATGGTAAGATTATCATTACTGCCGATGCAGACGTCAAATTGGCGTATGAAAAACTTTGCGCTTAATCAAGCGGGTCATTTTTCTTTAAAATTATATGGACGGTTCCCATATAAAATAAAGAGAGATGGCTAACGGGGAATCCTGAAGCGCATGTCGTGATGACAAACCGTATGGAAATCCCGTGGGAAACCTTTATTAATCCATCTCCTTTGTTATAAGGAGGGAAAATATGATAGGAATTTATAAAATTACAAATAAAAAAACTAAAAAATCTTATATCGGATAGTCTAATGATATTGAAAGAAGATTTAAAGAACATTAGACTAAAGGGGAAAAAAGTAGAATCCCAGTTGATATAGCAATTAAAAAATATGGAAAAGATAATTTTTTATATGAAATTATAGAAGAATGTAATATTGAAGAATTAAATCAAAAAGAAACTTATTGGATACAATATTTTGATACTGTAAATAATGGATATAATTGTAATTTAGGCGGAGAATAGCAAAGTATTGGAGAATCTAATGGAAGAGCAAAATTAACAGAAGAAGATATTATTTTTATTAGAAAAGCCTATAATGAACATAAAAAGCAAAAAGATATTTATGAAAATTATAAAGATTTAATAAGTTTTGAACATTTTCAAAATATTTGGTAGGGCAGAGTATGGAAACATATTATGCCAGAAGTATTTACAGATGAAAATAAAAAATATTACATTTATGAAAATAGTAAAGGTGAAGCAAGTAATAAAGCTACTTTTACAAATGAAGAAATAATGACCATTAGAACAAGATATATAAATGAAAGTGCTAAACAAATTTATGAAGATTATAAAGATAGAGTAGCATTTCAAAGTTTTCAAATGATCTTATGGGGTCGTTATTATGATAATTTACCTATTTATAAAAAGAAAGAAAAACGATGGATTAATAATTGAACCTGTATCGACTATCCCCTAGGCCTTCTGGGCAGGGGAGTAGGGCTGCTATTGATACGCAGTAGGATTTTAGGAAACGAAGTCCTTTAAATGCCGAAATGGTTTCCTCTCATTTGAGAGTAAAAGATAGTCAGTGCTTATAGAAATATAAGAATAACACGCGATGGTAGTCATATTAGAATCTTATTCTTAACTTTCATCTGGAAGTTTGCCCCTGAATTAATTGAAAAAGGTTATATTTATGCCGCTGTGCCACCTTTATATAAAGTTATTATGGGAAATAAAATCCAATATCTTAAAGATGATGCTGCTTTAGAAGAGTTTAGAAGAACAACTACTAAAAAGTTTGAATTAAATCGCCATAAAGGTTTAGGTGAAATGGACTATGAAGAATTGGCTGAAACAGTTATG